TTGTGAATGCGTGTATTAAAGCCAATGACTTACAAACTCTCAACAAATACGTGTATGCGCGTTCTGTGGTTGGTAATGATTGGACACGAGCTGACCAAAACTCAAGTGTTCGGTACACGGTCCCGGGCCCACGAATTATGGATTCGTATGCATCTGAAGATGATATGATGTATACGATGGAATTGGCTGTTAAATCCAAGAATAAGGATATCATGAAGGAAGTGTATGGATGGTTTCAAAACAGAAGCACCCATTGGAATACGTGGGATTTTGATTATGCGATTGAAACCGGTGACACCTCTGTTTTGTTTCAAGTCATCGAATTATGGAGAAATTGCCCGGATGGAATGAGAGGGGTTGGAATCCAAATGAAATTGGCCACTATCGGAAAAAGTCGCTTGGATATGTTAAAGTTGTTGGATGAATTCCTTCCTAACAAGGAATACCCGGAGAATATGATGCGCCAGATTAATTACAGCAGAGGTAAATCTACCAGAGACAGAAGACAGATGGCTTCGTATGTATCCCAAAAGATGCTCGGGCTCCGCCGAGAACACACTGCGAGTTTAGCTGTGGGAATCGTTGAACGTGAGAGAATTGAACAGCGCCAAGCCACTGCCGCACCCGTAGCTCCCGCGGAAGAAAGACCCACCAATCTTCAAAAAGCGTTGGCGATCATTGAAGATTGTGATATTCAAGAGGGAAAGTACCTGGAACTGTGTAACCTTCTCATGGATGTGCACAGAAGAGGTGTGAGAGTATAGAATTAGCTTGTAAAATGATGTAAAACACATGCGGAAACTATAGGTCATACACCCTCCGTGTCTAAAAAATATTACTTATTGTAATGAGGTACGGGTCCGTAGCCCGAAAAATGTTCAAGGTGCGTTGGGGTCTTCATGGAAAGGGTCTTGTTGAGGATCATCACATTATTCCTAAACAGTTCAAGAAACATCCCATAGTTGTAAAATCCGGGTACGATATAAACGCGAGTGCGAACCTCATAATGTTACCAACACGCCTTGGTAAGTTTGTACTCCGTGTGAGGGATGACCGTATTATTCATTCGGGAAAACACACGAGCTACAACAATTATGTTGAGAAGATGTTAGATTCAATGAAATCTGTAGAACAATTTACAGAATTTACAGATTTCTTGAAAAAAGCGTGTCGTCACAGACCTCAAGATATTCCATGGTCTTAATACCCCTTTTTCAGTTCACTCGGACTTGTTGTATCGTTGTGCCTTGAAAAAAATTGTTTTCGACCATGATCGTGATGACCTATTGTACTTGAATGACTTCTATCTATACGCATATGATTTCGCAAGTCTTTATAATATACACGCGCACCATTGGCTATTAGGTCTTCATGCTTCATGTCTACGTGATTATCCATTGGTATGAAATGTTTTGTATATTTTTTCATATTTTCGACGTGTATGAGATAACACTTAGTACTTGAGACCCATTTAAGTTTTTCGAGATTATCCTCTCTTTTGTCTACAAGTCTCGAAAGACAGTGGAAAAAACACATTTCAAAGTCATCCCCCTTTTGTTCAATAACTTTTTGAATTTCATCATACAACTGATTTGATTTTATAATGACATTGTCTTCAAAAATGACAGCGTATTTTAAGTTTTGTTCGTAACATCTCTTATAAAATTCCATGTGTCCCATGTAACACCCAATCGCACCAAGATTGAAATAAGTTATATCTGGTCGTTTAACAGTTTTATCGTAATGCATTTCAATTGCCTTTTCATAGTATTCATCTTCTATGAGATTTTCATACTTCCCAGCAACTTTTGGATTTCTGGTGTCTGGTCCATAGATAATTTCTAAAGGAATGTCTACGTGATGTGTTTTTATGAACCTCTGCTGTCGCTTCTTCTGATCCTTTAACGTAAGTAAAAAGCATTTGTAATCATAATTACTTCGGTTTGGTTTTGACAACAATATGTATAGTACAGATAGCAGCAACAAAACGAACAGTATCATACCTACTTAAACATTAGAAATTATTATAGGGTAAGGATGAATCTCGTAGATATTTCTGGACTCGTGAGTTCCATTTTAATATGTCTCATGTTTGTACCAGAAGTTGCCCATGTTTACAAGCACAAGGATGCGAAAGCCATTAGCTACCCATTTCTACATCTAAATTTACTGGCGAGTATACTAGCTCTAATTTACTCTGTACATTACAATGTCATTCCCATGACCATTACAAATGTATCAGCTGGAATTTTTTCATTAACATTATTCCACTTTAAATATGTAAACGAGCTTAAAGGGGAGAATCAATCTATTGATGAAGTGGGTGTATAATAACCCCACTTCAACCTAAAGCTTTTATGGTGTAGTGGTAACACTGCGGACTTTGACTTTAACGAAGACGATCCGCCACCCTAGGTTCGAACCCTAGTAAAAGCTTAAACCAGTGTTAGCTCAGTTGGAAGAGCAGTGGATTGTAGTAGTATGATATAGATCTCCACGGGTCGGGTGTTCGAATCATCCACACTGGAATATTCCCTTGTAACTCAGTTGGTTAGAGTGTTCGACTGTTAATCGAGAAGCCACCGGTTCGAATCCGGTCAAGGGAGATCAAGCACCTGTAGCATAGTGGTTAATGCGCCTCTTTAGTAAGGAGGAGACCGCGTGTTCGAATCACGCCAGGTGCATCTCATTACCTTAACAATTTTTCATCCAAATTGTCAAGATAATCAACATTAATTGGTGGAGCCTCGAGTATTTCAACATCTAATCTATTTTCCTGTTGTGTGGGTCTTACTTGAACAATGCGACACTCTCTGGCACTTAACATATTCTGTGGTACAATGACAATGGGTCTGCATAAAAGAAGGTACATCTAATATCTCATATCATTTAAATGGAGCTCAAAGAACTCAAAAATTATTGGAAAACCCTTAGAGAAGAATTAGATGTCCTCCCCAATACATTCATTTCTGAAAAGCCCAGACCAACGGGGCATTGGGAGGGTTCAGAAGTTCTAAAAGAGATCGTAGCTCAATATACATCTGGAGCGTGCGGTTGGCTCAAAGGTGGACAAACACATGTCCAAGACAGTTGGATAAGCTGGCCTCTTGTTTGGGAAGGTAAGCCAGTTCTTGGAAATTGTCTAAAATGTCCAAAAACACACGAGTTACTTTCTCAAATCAAGGGAATACATATAGCTGGTTTTGCCCTTATGAAACCGGGTGTACAATTAAAAGAACACACAGATCGCGTTGGTCCAAGTTACAGATTTACTTATCACCTCGGTCTCAAGTGTCCAAAGGGGTGTTTTTTACATCACCAAACACTCGGTGACATAGAGGAAGAAGATGGGAAACATATTGTAATGAATGCTCAATTCCCTCATTGGGCGGAGAATACATCCCAAGAAGATCGTGTCATTCTATACATTGAGTATTACACTTCAACAATACCTCGTTGATTACTTCCCCACCCCCTCATACTAATTTCACTCGCTTCACACCATGGATATATATCTTCACCCACAAAGTTTATAGCGTCCATACCAGCTTCAATGCATTCGTCACAGGTTTGTATACTATCGTCGATGATACACCCAATACCAAGAGCGCGACACACATCAACCTTTTTGACTTCATTCTCAGTAAAACTATTTGTAAGAATGACGTCATCAAATACACCTGGAAAATACCGTTCAATCCACAACTCTGTCGCTTCTCTGACACTGTCCTGACGACCCGTCACTATATAGAGTTTATCAAATGCACGTTTGAAATTTTGCATGGCTGGTTGCGCACCAAGGATTGGTTTGAGGTATAGAAAGTCCTTAGAACGATAAAACTTGTGGAGAATTTCTTGAGACTGTTCTTCTGTACAATTAAAAATTTCTCTATACAGATACTTATATTTGGGTGTCGTGGGTAAGGGAACCCCTCTCCATTTAGCCATAGGTTCAACAAATTTTACAAGAACTTCATCTACATCCACAGCGAGTTTGGTATTCATTTATTTCTACTGACATTATTCATAATCCCGAATCGTCACACCTACCGGAAATCTTGGAACGCCGAGAGCTGTTAAATTTTGAAATCTAACTGTGAGTTGCTTCCCGATGCATTGATCTCTGTTACGGTAAAGTCGCTCTCTTTCCTTGATAGTTCCTTCGGGTCTCACTGTGAACTCATGACCATTTTGAGTTTTACAGACCCAAACGACGGCGTTTGCATCTCTACCATGTCCCGTATTGGCACCCACAATTTCATATTCTTCTGTTTGAAATTCCTTAAATTTGAGAAGATAATTACTCCTCTTTCCAATTTCATAGACACTCGTGGATTCACGAATCATGATTCCCTCGTGACCTTGGTCAACAAATATTTTATGATAATCTAAAATTTCAGACTTTTTGTCGATGAGAAATGTATCAACCATGATTGGCGTCTTATTCTTGAGTATTTTTTGTCTTTCTGCGAAAGGTAAGTATGGTCGTTTCATGTCGAAATAATCGAATGCATGAAAATCCAAACTTTGGGGATTCATTTTGAAAGCACTCGTAAGTTCTTCGAAAGTTAAATTTGGTGCGTAACACTCTCCATCCAGCCATTCACCATCCTTTAGGTTTTCGGTGAGATGTTCGAGACCCTTGACAACTTTACCGGTTCTTGAAAAACAACCCGCTGTCGACACAAGGAGACGTACACCGTCCAATTTGGGTTGAACATAAAAGGGTTCGGAAATGTACTTCTTTCGATCTTCCCATTTATTGGCCAACATGGGCAAAATCTGAATAGCCTTCGTCCTCTCATTGTTCCACATCGTTTTGGCTCGCACGAGAGCCTTTTCATAACCAGTCTTAACATTGGTTCTTGATTCGGTGACTTTATCGCTACCAACCATCCCACTTGTCTTTACGATATCAGCTGTCCCGTCGTTGAGATCTTCCACACGAATGTCTGTAAATCGTTCTCGGTTATTCTTGTCTTCTCGAATAAGTCGTTCCATTATAGAGTTAATTAATTTCTCAACTTTAAATAGATGTCTTCACTGCCAGTTGTAAATTATGGTAGGATGGAACGACTTAGGCCACCAGAACGCACAAATCTATCTATGAATGCAAATACATTCGCAATAATTTTCATTGTATTGTGTTTACTTGGTCTTTACAAACGCTATGTTACTATTAGTCAATCGCGTGAGCAATCTTATACTTTAGACATTTTGATGCCGACAAAAAGAGGTCTTTCTTCATCAATCTCTTAAATTTCTTTTCGGGAATTTCCGTCTTTGACATGTACATTTTCTTAAGAGCGCTCATAAACTTATCACAGCTCTTCATCTCACTCTTGAGATCTTGGTACTTACCCCAAAAATCTGTACTTAATTGGTGAATCAGAAGGTACGCATTTTCACCCATGCGACGCTCTGAACCACCCAAAAACATGAAAGTAGCCGCCGAACAGCACGAGCCTTGAGCGATCGTCACAACCTTAACCCTCGATTTTTCAAGTATGTTTTTGAGAAGGAGACCGGAAAACATGTCACCACCTTCACTCATGATGTGAATTCGAATTTCCGGTTCATACCCAATGAGATCCGCTTTTTGTTTAAGAAGATGAATTTCCAATTTTCGGAAACTTTCCACAAACTCGAGGGTATTTTCAGGGGTGATTTCACCATAAAAGTGGATCTCATTCCCGATAGTTTTTGTAACTTCGGGTTCTTCCTCTTCACCAGGCTTTCCCTTATTATCCACCGCACCGGTAAGAATATTTTCAAAAACTTTCTCAAGTTCCTTTTGTGATGGCATCTTTGAGAGCTTTTTTTATTTTTGTTACGTCTCTCTGTTTTAACTTACTTCCAACTGCAAGATGATTCATAACGTCAAAGTCTTGTGGACTTAAGTTATATTCTAACATTTTTTCTACATTTCCACTTTCGGCATACATTTTGATAAGACATAGATGTTCTATCGTGAGAATACCCATGGATTTTCTCTGTATTTCAACCAACTTTTTAGATCTCATTTTATAGTTGCCATACTTCGTCCAGCTACTTCCAGGTCTAATCTTATCTTTCACAAGTTTTTTACCGAGTGAAGCCCTCGGTATCGCGACCGCGTTTAAACAAAAGTGAGGCATAAGTTCCCAATTCCCACTTGAATATATACATGTATCCACAACATCTGCAAATGAAAATGATTCAGACGCACGAGTCACATCAACGCCCTCCGAATCTAAATAATTCTCTTGAAAAACATCCCAAATATGACCATGTTCTTCGACATGACTAATTATTTTACATTCTTCATCCGAACAAAGTACATCCGCGATATATTCCTTAGGAGTTTTAAATATATCTTTGGAATCATAATCATCTATATACGACATAAAATCTCTTATATTTCCATTTGCTCTTATGGATGCATTCACGACTTTATCAGTTACATTTTCAACAAGTGACACCAATTTTTCAGGTTTGTGTTTGGGTATGAAAATAATTTCAAAATTTGGGTACATACACATATTAATTGATGTCACCACAAGTGAACCTCTTGTTAACTTTTTACCATCAGAAACACTTTCAATGAGACTTTTAAAATCGCCATCATAATCCTCGATGAATGCATGTCTCGGTGCATTTCGTATGAATGTCAAAAAATGCGACTTCGCACTTAAATGATTTCTTTCTATTTCAACACTATTTGAATCATTAAGAACATTTTTCAGTACATATGATTTTCCAACCCCCGAACTCCCACATATAAATACATTTTTACCCTCGCGAATGTATTTCTTCAGGGCTTCAATTTGCTGTGTGTGAATCGTTGTGGTAAAGGATTCTTCTTTTTTTTGTTCGATAATTTTAATGAAAGAATCCATTGATGATCTTACTAATCAAGCCATAGATTTAGTGCTTGAAAATGACGCACTACATGAACGTATCGTAAAACCTTTAAGAAAGAAAATTTTACCATATGTGGTTTGTTCTATTTTAACTAATGTCGGCATGTTTATTCTTCTTGTGTACCTTGCTCGACGTCTATCGGTTCTTCAGAGACCACCGATGTGAGTTCTTCTTCTTCGTCTAATTCAGACTGCATCTCTTCAAGGATCTTTATTTTTGCTTCATACTCTTCCCTCCCTTTTACGAGTTCTCCAATCCTGGAAAGTGGTCCACCCTTTGTTGATTCGGAGATGACACTTGAACCCGTGTGTGATCTTATATTTGTGAAACCTGGTAGTTTCAACTTGGGAATCGCTCGGACATCGAGAATCTCAGGCTTCGTGAACATATTGTCAAGTGGGTATTCCTTTTCAAACTCTGCAAGGATAGTTGATGGAACACTTGGTGACTGTTCAATGAGACGGTCATATTCATTCTTGCATCTGGTAACAAATTCCAAACCATCTGTACTACGCTCTTCACGAGCGAGAGCTAATTCTAATCTAATATTTCTGGAAAGAAG